TAATAATTTTAGGTACTCGAGGAGTGTGTTTTGGATTACACAAATTTGCTAAAAACTCTCTTGTTCTAAGTACAGCTCGAAATCTCTCATCCGGCAAGGTCATTTTACACTTTCTTCAAGTTCGTTAAGTTTGGATTCGTCTTGACTTGTTTCATCTTCGTCTAATTGTACAGGATCCGGCTCTGAAACGTCAAACAAATTGGCAAAGGTTGTGGAAGTGTTAACAGTTTTCTTTCCGGTAGCACCTCTAGTTCCAGGGATAGCCATCCAATATTTGCTGTATTCTTCTATGATCGAGTCGGCAACTTCTCGATCATTAGTACAAAAAATGGCCTCTATAATATCTTTGAAGTACAACCGATCAAATTTTTCATCTACTAACATAGCAGGACAAAGTCCTGCGTCATACTGTCTATTAGCTTCTTGTACACTATTGATGTGTTGCCAAACATTATGACCCATCATAATAGCATAACTAAAACTATCCCACGACGTTTTTCCTTCCTTGCCTATTTTATTTAGGTCACCAGGTTTGTAGATACAAATATCTTTAATAGGTACATTTTCCATTACTGGACTATTAGTAAATGTTCTTCCATTAAAGATGTTATCTGTGTTTACAGCATCGATAAATTCTCTACTATCTGTAGCATATTTTTTGTCATCGGCACTGGGTAACATTCTATACAACCATTTGCTTCTATCCTGTATTTCAGTAGAAACATAAATTTGTCCATTAGCAGTTGCTAAGAAAGGACTAGCACAGTCAAAACTAATAGTAAAGTTTTCGTTGTGATATTTTCTAACAGCACGTTGAATATCAGTTAACAGCAATGCCCACTCTAATTTACTAGTACCTAAAAAGTGCATCCAGTCTTGTTGTCCTTTTTCTAACAGTCCATCAAAACGTAATGCTACTAATCGTTTTAGTACTAAGTGAACATCGCACATGTTTTGTCCACCCATGGCCCAACCATTAAATGCCTTATCGCCATATATTTTAGGATCACAGAATCCTTTCATCTTTTCGTACCAATCGTCTGCTTGATCGTGGTTCTCTCCTTGAAGTACGTTCAAAAATTTACAATTACCATTACGATGTTTAATAAAATACTCGTTGTTGTATTTTGTAGCCATTACAGCTTGATCGTAAGTGGAAATGCCACTATTTTTTGCTCCGACTGGACTGCGACCTACCCATGCTGGAATATCTAGTACCATTCCGTAATCCATTAACGCATCCATCCAAGCAAGCACTTGTTCTCTTTTCTTTTGAGCAGCATCTAGTTTTGCTTGATATACTTTAACATGATCAACTTTGGTACATTTAGGATTTCCTTTTTTATCTACTTTAGGAGTCCCTGACTCATCTAACTGTGGCACGAGTTCGATGCCTTTTGCTACAGCCTCTGCCATAGCTGCTTGAACTTCAGGCCCATTAGGATCTTTCCACTCACCTTCCCAAACACCTTTACCAATCTGGAAACCTCCTGAATCTCCTAAGACCCACGATGTGCTACGATCACGCTTACGAAACATGTCTTCACCTTCGTCGGACTTTTTAAGATCCAAATTAGCATGACCTGCTGAATACAGACAATGACTGTAATAAAATAGTCCCTTGTCTGGCTCGAGATAATTTAAACTTTCTACGCCATTTTTCCACACAGCAGGAATACGAGCAGGATCTACGTAATTTCCATATCGTTGTTTGCCTATAAAGGTAGCGTAGAAACCACTAGTAGCTGGAAGGAAATAAGCATAATCCTGCTGTGCTGTAGTTAAGTCTTTGTTTAAAGGTTTACTCATTTTGCTTCTAACTTGTCTAATAAAGATCCTACTTTAACATCTATTTGATTCAATGCTTGTGCTGAAAATGTATCTCCAGTACTTGTTCCACTGATTACAGTTCCAGGAGGAAATGTTCCTGGTAATACAGTAGGCCACTGTGTTTGTCCAGGAGAATATATACCAGGAGTAGGTACCGCAGTCCCAGGGTTAGGTGTATTGGGTACATACGGTGATCTGTAAGCACCAGCACCTTCTAAATTACTCAGTCTCTTATTAAGGTGTTGTATGTCTTCTACTAATCTACGTAACGGACCTTTACGTAAACCGTCTAGATCTTGTTGAGCATTAACCATGGCACTGATTAGTACCAAATTTTTTAAAGCACGTTGTACTGCTGGATTATCTGAACTCATCGCTGTGTCAAACAAATCTACAAATGTTTCTAGATCAAAATCTGCTTGATCTTTTTCTCTTGATGCTCCACTCATAACATATCCTTATTTTGTTTGTGCTGGCAAAATGTAATCATAACTAGCCAAGCCACTGTTTACAGTGATCATCATAGCACCTTGGTCACTGATTTTCATAACTTTGTCACCATCTAAGTTAAGAATACTTATTACTTGACTTATAGGCCAGCTCCAAAGTTGTTTTAGTTTACCTTTAATATTTGTTTCAAATATAAAATTACCTGCGTGAGTATTAGCATCTCCAAAATAGACTACAAGGTTATTACTGTCAGTTTTAACCTGAAACACACTTTCTTCATTGTGTGCTTGCGCTTGCAGTTTTAATCTAGAAATTGCCGCCATACTAGGTTCAAATTCTATATCCCATTGCGCACCTTTAAATTTTACACTTTTAAGTTTTTCATTTACAATTTGTTGATTCATAAACCTGTAATCATTTACAAAGTCTCCTGTTGAATTTTCAAAATGTAAATTAACAGGAATAGTCTCTCCATTGCGATCTGCTGTAATAACTTCTATTTTAGCATTTTCTTTATATTCAGGATTACGTAAGTGTAAACTTAACTTATCTAAGTTAGGCATACCAAAAGTTCCGTTGAATTCTTGAACGGGACTGTTAGTTTTAGCGTTAATAATCACACTACGATCTTCGGCCATAGATTCAATCAGAGTCTCAGCTTCCGAACCAGTAATTTTTACTAGGGGAATAATTCCTAGACTGTGTGTGTGCGATACGATGTCAGTTAAAATATCTTTCATTTTTTTCTCCATTAAGTTTATTTAGGTTTAGAAGTCAAAAAGACTGTTAAAAGTATTTTTTTCTTCTGTGCTTCCGATGTTCCAATTTAGAACACCAATTAGATTTTCTAATTTTTTATCAATAATTGTTGCTTCCATTTCTGAATGATCAAAAGGCAAATCTTTGAACCATTGAGGTAAGCGTAATTCATCCACTGGATATGCTACACTTGTATATTCTAAAGGATTATCTTTTAATTTACAAACAATCACTTTCATTCCATCTACTATATTCATAGAGTATTTGTCATTAAACATGCGTTTCAAAGTATTCCAGTTAATACTTGCTCTTACATGACCAGGCATATTAGCTTTACCTTGACGATGTTCTTTAGCTTCGTATTCTGTAATATTGTTAGCACGTTTAGGAGAACCCTTCTCCCAACCAGGTCGAGCCTTAAATGCTATTCTAAATTCAGTAATATAATCTAAAACTTCTTGTTCGATAGCCCCAGTTAACACCATTTCAAGAACGTTACTTAAAAAATCTTGAATAAATTCTGGAGTATCACTGCGTTTAAGATCTAACCCCATAGCTTTAATCTTGCCAGGTTTGCTATCACTATCGACACGTTTGCCTTCTTTATCGTAATAGAGTACAGCATATCTTTTTTTAGTAATGAATAATGCTTTAGAACCTACAATTTCCCGACCTGCTTTAATTACTTCTCCTCTTGATCTAGGACAATGAAACGCATCTTCCATAAATTTAGAAAACGTTTTATTAACTTCATCTCCAATTTGATCATATAATGTTATTATTGTTTCTTTTGTCCACGGAATGTGTCCTGCTTGTATGTCTTTTTTAAGCGTGTTATAAGCAGAAAAATAACAACTATCAGTATCGCCGTAGATAATAGCTTTTCCAACATGGTTATATTCTCCAGTAATTATTTCGTTGACTTTACTAGCCATATGTTTGGCAATTTGTCGGCCGACAAGTGTTGTCGACTGACCGATCCTTTTATCGAAAAACCTACAGCCAGGATTAAGAATAGCACCATACAAACTATTAAGATTAATCTTCTTAACCAATTGTCGCTTATCCCAATATTCTTCTTCAATTTTATTTCCATTGGCTATACATTCCTTCAGTTTGGCTTGCATTTCTTTACGTTCAGCATACCAGCGTTTGAGTAGTCCAGGAATTACTCCTTCTTTTTCATACGTAAAAATAGTGCCGTTACTGCTTAACATAAAAGATTGATTGCTTTCAAATATCAATTGATATGTTTGTGCTGCACTTATTACATCATTTCTACCATCTTCCCAATCAATAGTAATATCTGTTCCAATTTCTTTATTCATTACTGCTTCATATTCTAAGGAACCAAATTTACCCTCCCAACTAGCAGCGAATGATTTGCCTTTGGCCATTAGTCCTTGAATATATTCTTCGGTCATTGTTTGCCTGAGTTGACCTACAATAGTTTCTGGACCCATATTCAATGCTCTAATGGCACTAGGATAAAGACTATTAATATCTAAAGATCCTACCCAATCTTGAATACCTTCTTTAGGATATGCTACATAAGCACCAGCAGCGGCTGTGTCTTCTCGTTCACTCATCTTTGTACGATTAGGAACTTGGAATCCTCTACGATGAGCTTCGTTAATGATGGCCTGTTCAGTAACAGCCACAGCACCCATTGTGGTCTGTAGTAATACAGTATTTTCGTGTGCCAGTTTATTACTTAGGTCTAAGAACTTTAGTTTCTTATCCAATTTGTCCAGCAGCGCACAGTCTTGTCTGTTGTATTCAACAAACGTCTTGAAGTCATTGTTATATAATTGATCTAACGTGCCTTCGTACTGTGTTTTCTTTTCACCAAGTTCATATTCCGCGATGGCATCCAATCGATAGGAGTGTCTTTCTTCGTATGTATACTTACGGTATAGTTCGAGGTAATCGAGATGTACCCGTCCAACCAAGTCATAGGTCTGTGCTGTTTTTCCGTATTTTTCATATTCTCTCCGTCTAGGGTGAAGATTCCATAAACAAAAACGTCTGGTATCATCTTTGCTTAAAACTTTTGTTACACGATTTACAGTATATGGAATATCAAATCCTTCACTGTTCCAACCTGATAGTATGTCAGCATCTTGAATTAGATTAAGAAATGTATCTAACATATCTGCTTCGTTATCGAAAAGATGTGTATTAGGAAAATCTTTTACTAATTCTTTTGCTTGGGACATACTAAGACTTTTAGGAGGAATAGCCAAGCAAACCATAGTATCTAACCATTGTAAATGAACAGCAATGGCAGTAATTGGCATGAACGCATCTTCTGGACTTGCGTAGCCACGTTCCGGATCGAAGTCTACTTCAATGTCAAAAAATGCCGCATTCAGTTTAGGAGAATCTTGATTAAGATAATGTTCGCTTAGACAAACAAAAAGTGGATTAATATCGGCTTCAAAAAGTTTTTGATTACTATGTATCTTAAGTTCTCTATGAAAATCTTTACTAGTTTTACAGACGATCCTACTTAAGGGATCTCCATAGATGCTAGTAAATTTACCTCGAGCATCTGGATAGTAAAAAGTATATTTGACAGGAAATTCTTTGAAAACTCGTTTGCCTTCGTTGTTGCGTTCTACAACATGTATGACATCAGAGTCGCGATTAAAGTATGCGTCTACGTACATCTATTCTCCATATATGCGATTTCAGGCTCGCAAACACCACGGTAATCATTTATGGCTGATTAAACCTTTCTCTGAAATATTTAGCTGTGCTTGTAATTTTATCAGAAATTTTTTCGCAAGCAATGGCAAAATAATAGCAAAGAACAAATAATAAGGCTACAGCTACACCCATTAATATCCAGTTACATACAATGTTAATTAAAACTGTAATCATCTATTTTAAACGAAGGGGACAATCTTAATAACAAATTTATTCTTGGTAAATCTATAGATTGATGAACAACATTGTGAGCTACTTGTGTATTAATGATAGCAGCATTGATCATTTCTAACTTATCTAACACTTTAACTGTTTTAGGATCGTATTTGATGTAGCCATATGTATACCCGTCTAAAGTGGACATGATTTTTGGATCGTCCAATGTCTCATAAAATACTGTATAGGTATTTTTGGTATTTTTTATAGGTATATTAAAACTAAAACAAAAATCATCAGCAGAATCTGTATGTATCGGTAAGTCATCATAAGTAACTACAACTGCACTTCTAAACCAAACATCGTATAATCCGAGCTCGATCATTGTTTTTTTTAAAGTTGGCAAGTATCTAAATCTGTCGTCGAGATCCTTATCTAAAGTATATAAATCGTTTATTATAGGGATACCTGCTTCATGAATGACTTTGTAACATTCTACAGCCACTTCTTCTAAATTTGGTATGTGTATAATTTTATATAGATCGTTCATAACATTCTTATAAGTCCGATTAAGTCTATACTAACTAATAGTAAGTAATTGGCTAACATGCCAAACGACCTGCGAGTCCAAGCTGCCCAAGCGTACATAGCACAACCGCTAATCCAAATAGGATAAAGAATAAGCAACGGAGGATTGGGGACGGTTGCTGCCATAGTGATACTACAACCAATACTAAGGATCCAAGCAAGCAGCTCGATAGTAAAACGTAAACGATTAGATCGATAATCATCTTTTATCCATTGAAATACGTTATAAACAATGTCGTTCATTAGTCTTGAGGTAAGTTTTTAGTGACACCTAAGATCATTTCAATTTCATCCCATTCTTCTTCGTGTACCCGCCAGTTATCTTTATGCGCAATTTTGATTGCCTTATTAATGATACTTGGTTTGATATTCAATTCTTCTGCTACTGCCTTTACAGTTTCTTTTAGACCCTCTTGTAAATCTTCAATTTCTCTTAAAACGGTTGATCCTTCGTTAATAAGTTTTTCTAATTTAGTTTTTTCCTCGGGTCCGTACATTCTACTCATTAGAGTCTCCTAGTAAAGCTAAATTATAAAGTTATTAATACTAATAGTCAAACTTTTATTAGCCAAAAGTGGTTGATTTTTTACTAATTTGAGTGTATTATTATAGAACTTTCAACTAACTCTGAATTGATATGAAAATTACCGCATTGATTATTTCTTTATGTGTTGCTACAAATGCAATGGCATTTAACGATGATCCAAACAAACCGTTTGATACTAGTAATAATTATACAACTCAGAGCACTATAACTTGGCGTACAGTTGTTGATGTTCAGAAAGCATGTGAAGCTGAATCACGTAAGCGTGGATTTAACGGTTTTGGTTATGGAGTACAGGCTTGTAGTTTTTTTGATGGTAATCAGTGTACTATTATTACTGGAAAGCAAACAACCATGCACAGCCTAGGACATGAAGTAAGACATTGTTTCCAAGGCAACTGGCATTAAAAAAGCCCCTTGCGGGGCTTTTTGTTAAGCTTCTGCTTGTTGCGCCATCTTATTAGCAGCATTCAATATCGCAGTAACTCGTTTCTTAGTTTCTTCTGAAACACTAGCATAATCAGCAGATTTGCTCATGTCTGTAAGATTTTTAATTTCTTGAGCAATAATTTGTTGATCAGCTGGATCTAAATCAGCAATTTCGGTAGTAGCAAATGTGTCGTATAAGGCACTACCGATATCCCATAGTAACACGGCTGTTCCAATATAAGGAATAGCTCTTAAACCTAATTTTGCAGCACCTTTAGCAGCAGCACGTTTTCCACTACCCATTCCAAATCTACCTGCTAGATTCTTACCAAACTTACTTAAAGTGCTTTGTTTCTGCGGCATATTTTGAGCAGCAGCAGTGGCACCCTGTTGATATCTTTGTCCTGCCGCTAGACTGTCTTTATACGCAGATGCTACTTCGGCTCCTCTTCTTCTAGCAGCAATGTCAGCTCCAACACTGCCAAAAGGAGTTAGTTCTGCTTCACTTAAAGTCTTCCAGATCTCCATTTGTTCCTGTGCAGTGAACATGTTGATATGTTTTAATACCCAATCATCTTCTGTTAATAGTGAGCCATCGTCTTTATAAGCACATTCTACTTTTATGCCATATTTTTTAAAAATAGCTTCTAATTTTCCAATACTGTTTAGAATTATATCTTCTTGCTTGGAAGGAAGTGCTCCGGTTTTATACTGACCAGCTTGGCCAGGCTGTCCTGTAGTAGGTTTAGCAGAACCAGTTGGATCCCCAGTTTTCGGATCATATCCATACTGTTTCATTATTTTAACAAATGCTGCATCGCCCAAACTAACAGTTCCTGGACCTTGTCCAGGTCTTACATTGTAAGCTGCTCCTACACCGTGCATGTCTTGCCATGCTTTCATAAACTCCTCTTCACCGGGAGCATATTTTCCTGTTCTTGCTTTGAATTCAGTGGCTTTATTAAGTCTGTTATTAACAATGTCACTAGTTACTCTTTTAGTTTCTGGACCATATTTTCCGTCGATAGCTACTTTATATCCATTTTGAGTTAACCAATGCTGATATGCTTTTGTTCCAGGATTAGCAGTCATTCCTGGTTTTGGCTTTGGTTTATCCTTTTTTTGTTCAGGATCGTTGGTTACATTATCAAGACCTTTAGGATCTTGGTAATCACTTGTATCTGGGCCTGGTGTAGGTTTAGCACCTGGATAATTAGGATTAGCTTTACCATCTTGATATGCGTATTGTACTTTATCTGGATCATATCCTGTAGCATTTATAGGCGCTTCAGCAATGTATCCAAAACTTTCAACTAACTTTTTATAAACTTTTCCCATAATACTTTCCTAAAATTCTTGCTCACTTTGTAGTTACACGGTAGCGAATCGTTTCACTAAGGCAGCAGCCGCCTCACACTTTACGGTAACTAGTACCGGTCCTAAGGTGTGTCCTTATGTTCCGCCGCCTACTAACTTATTGCGTAGGCCTTTTTGACTTTTTTCTGGAGACCCTAATACTGTACCTTTTACGTCTACTTTACCTTTTGCTTTTAATTGTCCTGCTGTCCCAGTTTTTTGTACTGACTCCTTAGGCACACAATTTGGAACAGTACGCCCACCTTTTTTCTTTGTACCAACAGGCTTGTAACCTTTCCAACATGGATTGTCTTTAGGATCACGCAGGCCTTCTTCTACTTCTTTACATCTACACCCTGGCTGATGGGGTCCTGATATAGGACTTCTACTGTCGTTCGGTGGAGCACTATAGTATTCTTCTAATTGGGAAATTTGTTCATTTAGATTATCGCGTATTCTAATCAGGTGTTCTAAATCTTCGGCGGTAACAACAGGTTTTCCTGCTGGAGTAGTTTTGGCTGATTTTCCAATCTTTGTTGCTTTACCTTGACTCACTTCGCCTTTACCGCCAATATGTTTACTACCAAAATCAGTTTTTTCACTTTTTCTTGGTTTGTGTGACTTGCCTTTTTTAACTTCTCCGCCTTTATTAAGATAATCTTTAACAGCAGCATCTACATCGGCGGTGCGTTCATTCATTTTAGCAGCTACTCTTTCGGCTAATAGTTTAGTACGATCCTTATAACGACCTTCCGATTCTGCTATTTCGTCTTCTATTTTTTTAAAATACTTTCCAATCATGCTTGGAGTAGCATCTTTATCTTTGTTTAATACTGGACTAGTAATATTCTTGCGCGGTTCCTGATACTGTTGTACAGCCATTTGTTCAGCCATACTTAAACGATTAGTAGCAGACTCGTTCATAATAGATAAAAACTTCTTCATGTCGCCAGAAGAAGTTTTAGTTTTATTGTCTGCTTTATCTACAGCAGCAAGAATTTTTTTCATGTCCATAATTACTTGGCCTTTTTCTTAGCGATTGCTATGGCTGCTTGTTGTTTTAAATTTTTAGCTTCGCTCATACTACCACATTCTTTCAGGCCATGTACTGGACAAGATTTTCCTTTTGGAGTATGATTGCACTTACTTTCTCCTAACGCAGCACTAGAATTAGCTTTCTTTAAATCTTGTTGAGTCGCTTTCATTCCTGGCACTGTAGTTGTTGCTGTATTAGGAATGCCAGTTTTTTTAGGAGCGGGTGCTGGGCTCATTGCTGCTTCTTTGGTTAATTTGTCAACTGCTTTGTTTACACCTGCCATACGCTTTTGTGCTTTTTTATCTAGCTTTTCGCCTTCGTCTGGATCACCATATTCATCTTCAGCATCTGAATCACGTGTTTTTTTCACAGCATCTTTACTTGCCTTTTTAACGTAAGATCCTAGAGTTGATTTTTTTAGTTCGCTTAATTTTAAATCTTCTTTAACTTTCTTATCTTTTAGTGCCTTTTTCATTGGCTCTTTTTTGTTGCCGTCCTTGTCGAAGTCAAGATAATCTGGCTTAGCCGCTTCTTTAACTTTTTTACTTTTTGTCGGCTTTTCATCGTCATCATCCTTTTCTGGTTCGTCTGCTTTCTGTTTACTACCACCGTAACGTGAACCTTTCTTTATGCCACTTCCGCCACTAGGTTGGGGACCGGATCTATCTTTAACTGCCTTAAGCATATCGTCCCATCCTTCGTCCATCTTTTCTGCTTTGGCTTTAATTTTTTCTGCTTGCTTTTTAGCTTCCATTAGCTTTTGTTCAAAGGCCTTACGCACTGACTCTGAATAAACATCACTGTTTTCTAGTTTACTACCGTAATCGCTAGACTTCATTTCATATTCCATAAAATGATATACGCTGGCAACGTAATCAGCAGCTTTGGTAATTTTAGCCTGTACCCACCCTTCTAGCTCTTGGCCTTCGTGAATCATTTTAAATAGCTTCATGCTATAGTTAGCTAACTTGTATAAGTCAGCACGAGCCATTGCAGCTTCGTGTTTGTCAGGGCTTCTGTTCATCATGTCGTCGTGCATTATTTTCTCCAATACTAGGTATTTATCGTTTTTTAAAGCTCATTCCTGTTAAAAGATTAGCACCTTTAACATCTAGAGCATTTTTAGTAGTTCCGTCTTTATTTTTAAAAGTTTTAGCTTTTTTATTAAGTTCAGTAGGGCCAACAGTGACACTACCAGCAGATGTTGCGCCGCCAGTAGCATTTTCATTCATAACACCTAGTAATTCTCTTAATAGCATATTAGCTTTCAAATGCGTCTAGCGCATCATTCCAGTGTTTGATACGATCTTCCATACCAATGGTTCCGCCATTAATTTTTTTACTTAATAGTACAATATCACCCTTATCGCAAATTGGGTTTAATTGATTCTTATACCAGAACCAGCAAGCACTTAGTGTAGCATATTCTGGAGTTCTTAATAAATCCGGATCTTGTACTAGTGTGTCGTCGCCGAACAAATCTTTACTACATTGGGCATAATTACTTTTGCCTGTAAGTTGTAGAATACCGCGTCCTCGAAATTTCCAACCTTCACCGCTAGCTTCTGGACCATTGCCCATACGTCCGCTGTAGATTTTGTTAGCAATTTTTTCTGGTTTACGTTCATAAGCTTTTGCTGTACTGTCATCCGGAAAATACTTGCCAAATAATCCACGAAGACCTTTAGCTCCGTAGTTTAAGTTTTCTTGTAGTGCTGTAAAGTCAGCAGATTCATGCTGGCACTGTGCTACGAACCCTGCTACTCTAGCAGGTGTAGTAATTAAAAATTTAGGCAAATAAGTATTAAAAGCATTGTACCAAAGATCTAATTCTTTGTTTTTGTGTACAACTTTCTTTAACTTTGCCAATGTGAAATCAAATTCAAATGCGCTCATTTATTTCTCCCTTGTTTCATATTTATTTGCCAATGTGCCAATTGCTTTTTACGAGGACTGGCTGTATCACTGCTACGTATTTTTTTTAACGCTGATATACTGGCTTTCTTAGGTATACCATGACGCTTACTGTCACCTTTGTCTTGCGGGTTCTTGCCATCGGCAAAGTTTTCTACAATATTGTCTGGAACTCTAAATGCCCAAATAGTTGCTCGACCGTTTCTTGCCATCATAGCAGTAAGTCTTGTATTACCACCAATAAGTTCTTTATGACCGTCACTATAAACAGCAACTATAGGCATTTCAACTGTTCCTTTTTCAAGTTGTGCCAGGGCACGTTTTTGTTTTTCCGGATGTAATAATTTAAAACTATCTGGATCAGCAGCATCGGTGTTGTTGATACCTTGGGCACTGTTGATAGTAACTGCCCGGCCTTTCTTAGCAAGTTCGATCCAAGCATCTTTACCTAATTTTACAAACTCTGGATAGCGTTCTGCTTCTTCCCATTCGTTTTCTAAATTGGGTTTAGTATAAATGACATCTCGCATTGCGTCTTCACCTACATTGTATGTTGGGTCGACTTTCTGACGCTTCATGCCTTTAGGCTGTCTAGGATCTACAGGATCAATATCGGTTGTGGTTAATCCTGTTTTCTTTAAAGCATCGATGTATTTGTGTTCTTCTTCTTCGCTACCAAATGAAAATATGGTACTGGGCGGCCCTTTGCCGAAATCATGTTTACCTAATCCTTTCATATTACTAATGTGCTGACCTAGTTTGTACCAATCATACACATCATCAACATCTACTCTTACAGTGCCTGCCGGCATTGTTGGTTTAGTTTCTGGACCAGGAGGAGTAGCATTAGGATGATAATCTTCCTTAGCCATACTCATAGTTTTTAGATAATTTTGAAATATACCGTGTCGTTTTTGTAATCCTCGTAAACCAGGATTAATATAACTTGTCACAGTTCTTGTATCGGTGAAATTCTTTACATTAGGTTTTACTCTATTTTGCCAAAACCATATACTAGCCTTGGCTGCTATATCTGGTTTCTCTAATAACTCTGGTTTATTATCCAAAGGCAAGCCCAATGCTTGCCCTGCTTGTGTATAGTTCCATCGTCCAGTCAGTTGTATAAATCCTCTACCTTTAAATCTTTCCCCGTCGCCAGGAACACTATTACCTAACTCCTTTGCCTTATCAGGATTAAATTGTTTGTCATATTTTTTTAGAAAATCTTGACTAGCTCCAAACTCCACTAAGGTTGAGTAGTTTGCTGATTCATGAGCACACTGGGCTAAAAATTGAGCTAATTCTTTTCCTTTTATTCCTGCTTTTAATGCGAAATTTCTTAAAGTTTGTTCTAAAGAACTACCAGTAATAGGAGTGGGTTGTGCTGCTTGTCCGGTATCTTTTTTAACAATGGGAGGTTTTGTAGATGGTTTAGCTGGATTAGTTTTTTGTTTATCAAGATTTTTAATTAAGTCGCCTATTGGGTCGCCTTTGACATTGCCATACGAATCTACTTTCTCTTTAAGCCATGATTCTACAACTGCGATACTTCCTTCAGGTTTAACAAAATACGCATCAAAGTCTACACTTGGGTATTCTGATTTTAAACTTTTAAAAACTTTAAGATTACTCATAGAATCGTCAATTAGGTTGACTCTATTATATTTTCCGGTATTAAGATATTTTCTTACCCATATAGCTTTTTTATATGCCGGTGGTTCGTCGCCTGGTAAATTTCCTGCTCGATGTACGTGTACTCTACTCATATCAATACCGTACTTTGTGAATGTATCTAAAAACTTTTCTTTATCGTCAAAATCTGCTCTAGCGGTGAGCATGATAACTTTTGTATTAGCAGCTCTGTCTAGTATTCTTTTAAGTGTGTTAATCATTGGCTTAATTGGTTCGCTTTCTTTAGCAAATTTTTCAGCACTACGAAACTCACCGAAGTCAAACTCTTCGCCTGGTTGCAGATTATAATTATTGAATTCTTGATTAGTAAGTGTACGAACTACCTTACCGTCTTTCATAACTTTAATTTTAGCAGTAGTATGAAATAGTGTATCGTCGATGTCGAAGATAGTGAGGCCCATATTACCTTGAGGTGCCTGTTCTCTTTCAGTTATAATATCAATTACTTTCATCGTCGTCTACAGGTTTTTCACCAGTTAAGTAAGGTAAGCTGAACCAAAGTTTAAACCAATCAGGTGTACCCGGTTGTATATTCTTCTTCTTCATTATCTGGCCTTTTTCATTGCCAGTAATACTTATATTGCTTCCTTCCCAAACACTTAGCCCTTTGAATTCATTTATCCCGGCAAGCTTTTTAATTTGAGTTAATTCATCCATTTTTTAAAGTAGCTCTTAACATCCAGCCATGCTTACGATGAGAATCAATACGTCCAGCAATAAAATCACTGAATCCATATTCATTATATTTTTCTGATTCTACAAACACTAACTTTAAAAGTTTAATCATCTTGCCATTATCTTCTAATAATTCCTGAAGCATTGCTTCAGGTGGCAACATATTTTCTTCGTCTTCTATCTGAGTTAACATTGTAAATCTACTAAAACTAGCAGGTACGTAAGTACCTAGGCTACGTATTTTTTCAGCAAAGTCATCAATGCTACCATATACTTCTTCATATATTCCTCCAAATAGATCATGAAGTTCTTTAAAATGTATACCTTCGACATTCCAATGAAAGTTATGAGCTTTTAAATAAAAACTAAAAGTACTGGCAAATGCTACTTTACTGGCTCGGTATAAATCGTCCATCTTATATCCTTAAATCAACTTGAATGCTTTTAAATTTTTTCTTGGTGTGCCTTTATTAACATCAGCTGTTGTGTTTTGTTTAGTAATAATGCCGACACCAGCAGCATCTTCTTTTTTACTACACAAACATTTTTCTTCTGAACGTTTACAATAAGGGCATTCTCGAGTTTTTACAGGAGTATATACTCCGTCTTGTTTTTCTGTGACTTTTTCTTTTGAGTTTCTCTTTGAAGCAGGAACCATGCTCATTCGTTGTTTTGCCTTGAGCATTAAATCCATCACTTCATCGTCACTTAGATTGTCTGGCATATCTCTACGCCAAACAGCAAATTGTTCTTCTTCACTCTTGCTAGGGTCAAGTAATATTTGTCTCATTGGTGTAGCACGCGGACCTTCTTGATACTCCGGCCCGCCTCGCATACTGCTAGGTTCAGTGGTATCTTGTCTAGAAATAATTTCAAGATTTGTTAGACCTGCTTGTTTATATGGAGGAACACCTGACTTATCCGGTCTTGTTAAGAATCCCATACTATTTTTTTGATCTTCCCCAACAACTAATATAACTCGATTAAATCCATCTTGAGCAATTTTAGCTAGAACTTTGTCTAATGTGCTAGCATCTGCAGTAGCAACACTGAATACATCTGCATTTTGAGGAAATACTTTACGATATGTTGCAAGTTTTTCTTCTGGTGATAAAGGATCATCTTTAGTTTTAGTAAATGTGGGTTTATCTGTCCAAGGTTGACCAGTGCTAGGATCTACAAGACTTGTCCTTGATACAACAAAATAAGGTTTGGCATTATTTTCTTGGGCATGATGTATAACAGCCTTTGCTAACAACATATGGCCTTTGTGACCCATGCCTCGACCCCATCCTAATACAGCACTTTTGCCTTCATTAGAGCGACCTGAACTTTCAAAAAATAATTCTCTAAGTAGCATAGTTAATCGTAATGCCCGTTTTTAATATTTTCTAATTCTATTTTATGTATTTCGGCACATATCTCTTCGAAAATATCCTTATCTAAAGTTTCATTTAAACCTTGTACAGGAAACTCGCTACGATACATTTTGTAAGCACGTTCTACCATTTTTCCAAATGCTCTAGGACTGATTTTTTTATCATTATCATAATACTCTTTAAATGTACACATAGAAGGATAATAATGCTTGCGATAAAAATCAGGTTGATTATTCATATAAAAGACTAAATCGTCTTTTAGATTAAAATCATCTTTTTTAAATTTGTTAGGATCAAACAGTTCGTCTATTCTCATAATTTTACCATGCCCTACATGACCAATAACGTGCTTTCCAGCGAGGTCCTGGATTTTGACAGTTATGTCTTGCTCTGAAAGATTTTCTACGTTTAGGATTTGACTTTTTAATAGTCATTTTTTTATCGCCAAAGTTTACTTTAACTACTTTGCCATTTGGCTTTTTAACATAAACTTTGGATTTTTTAACATCACCGGACATTGGTTTACCTAAAGGAACGGTACGTCCTTGATATTCTGCCTCTGTAAGTTCGTCGTGGAATGTACAACCATGTTCTTCTAATAATTTAAGAGTATCTTTGTCAGCTTCGATAAGAACTGATTCACTCCATTCAGCAATGATGTAAGTTTCAATTCCTTCATCCTCTGCTAGCTCTATATGAAAGTAATCGCCGGAAGTTAATGGGCCGTCGTTTTCTACTTCTTCGATACGCTCCAATAAACTTTTGTTTCTAAGAGAATTTTCAAATGTCTTTGTTTTGGTACCACCACTTGGACCCATATCATACGAAGCAGTTGTTCCTTGAGTGCCTTTAGATACACTTACAGGCCCTACATTAAAATCTTGCTGAACCGTGTTGCCAGATGCGTCAGTTTGTTTTTGGTAACCTTGAATCTGGGGAGATATTGTTTTTACAAACTTACCTGTTTTGTCAAATACATACGTTCCCCAATCGCCCATATGCTGAATAGCACCATCGGTGCCTAATGTAACTTTTTCACCGCCTTCTAAATCCTTTGATGTTCCAGGAGCCATGCCTTGCACATCAGGAGCTACTGGTGCTGTAGTTTCATTTAGGATATCTAAATAAGCTCGTAATAAAGTACTAGGTTGTATAGTCATAAAAAAACCCTCTTACGTATTTAGCGTAAAAAGGTTCTTAATAAACTACTTTATCAGGCGCGGACTACTGTCTCTACTTTAGTAATTGTGCGCCCTAAAAACATCTTAACCATAGTGAGACTTTTGTCATCTTTAACATAAAAGTACCCGCCTCCGGGGCTATAATTCTTGCTTAGATCCTTGGCAGCACGTTTAGGTAATCGTACTTTAGGGTTATTTTCACACCAGTTTACAAAACTTATGTAGTTTTGATTAGTAGATCCTACAGTAACTTTAAAATCAAAGTCGAGTTTTTTAACAATCACTGACTTACTTGCTAACTTTGATTCTGTTGCTGGATCGGGTATTCCGATGTATTTGATTCTACTATTGCTTAGTTTTACAATAGATTCTAAAGACTTTAAATTATCCACGTATAGTGAGATGTATGGAGTTTCTACTCTTATACACCAATTTTCTAAAGATTTTAGTAAATTAAGTAGTTTACTAGCAAAAGTTTTTTCAGCTACTGTAGCACTTTTTAAATAGAAATCTCCGTTTTTTAAAGCAGATGTTACTCTATCTAAATTACCTCCTCTAAATAAACCAGCTACTCCTGAGGAAATTACAGTCTTATACTTGTATTTTCCTTGAAAAAGTCTATCAATATGTACTATTTTATGTGATTTCAAAAACTTCATTTTCAACAACTTTCGATTTAAGTTTTGGTTTCAACACAATTTTATCATCTTCTATAATTACACTTACAATGCCGCCGTTTCTTAATTCTCCAAACAACATCATCTTAGCTAAAGGACGTTTAATTTCTTTATCAATGACACGTTGCAAAGGACGAGCACCCATCTTTTTATCAAAGCCTCGCTCAACTAACCAATCAACTGACTCGGCATTAATTTTAAGTTTGACACCCTTTTCTTTAACCTGGTCTCTAACTTCACTCATAAATTTGCCCACAATCTTAATCATAGTTTCTTTAGCCAACTTGTCAAATGTAACTACACCGTCTAATCTATTACGGAATTCAGGAGCAAAGAATTTTTTAAGTTCTTTATCTTGATAAGTTTTTTCCTGACTACCGAAGCCAATAGCATTTTTTTCTGCTTCTTGTGCTCCCGCGTTAGTAGTAAGAATAAGGATAATATTACGACAGTCTGCTTTTTTACCGTTGCTGCCTGTAACAAATCCGTTATCCATAATCTGTAAAAGAATAGTACTCACGTCAGGATGACTTTTTTCTACTTCATCGAGTAGTAGCACACAGTTTGGATTCTCTTGTATCTGTGTAATTAATAGACCTGCGTTTTCTTCAAAGCCAACATAGCCTGGCGGACTACCTATTAACTTACTAATACTGTGCTTTTCTTGATATTCGCTCATATCAAATCGGATGAGTTTAACACCAAGATGTTTAGCAAGAGCTTTAGCAGTTTCAGTTTTACCAGTTCCTGTTGGACCCATGAATACAAAACTACCAACAGGTTTATTATCTGGTTTCAATCCAGCACGACTTACAAGAATTTTATCTACAATATCTTGTACAGCAGTATCTTGACCATATACATCAGATTTAATTTTATCTTCTAGTGTAGCAAGATTAGTTGCTTCTTGCTCTGCTATAGTTTCAGCAGGCATGTTAATCATTTTGCTAAGTTCAAATTCGATTTCACTGGCTGTAATTGTTCTAGTATCTGCTGCTTTTAGATTGAACCGTGAACACGCACAGTCTATCAGGTCAATAGCTTTATCAGGTAATTTTTTATCTGCTTGATACTTTACACTAAGTTTAATAGCTGCTTGTATAGCATCATCTTTAATTTTTACATTATGGTATTGTTCGTAATACTTTTTAATACCTTTAAGAATTTGAATAGTCATTTCAGATGTAGGTTCTTCAATAGAAATGCGTTGAAATCTTCTCATTAAAGCGCGATCTTTTTCAAAGTATTTTCTATATTCTTCCCAGGTAGTGCTAGCAATGACTTTAATATTGCCTTTGCTTAGAGCAGGTTTCATCATGTTACTGAGATCATTGCTACTATTACTGGCACTGCCCGCTCCACTTATCATGTGTGCTTCGTCAATGAATAGAATCGTTTTGCCTTTCTTTTCTAAACTTTTCAATACAGATTTAAATCGTTCTTCAAAGTCTCCTCGGTATTTACTACCAGCTAACATAGCACTGATATCTAAGTTATAGACTGTATATTCTTTTAGAAAATCTGGAACAGCACCTTTTACAATATTAAAGGCAAGTCCTTCTGCTATAGCAGTTTTGCCTACTCCTGGATCTCCTACAAGAATTACATTACTTTTAGATCTGCGACCTAAAGCAAGGGCAACATTTTCTAGTTCTTCGATACGTCCTATTACAGGGTCGATTTTGTTTTTCTTTACAGCATCGTTTAAATTAGTAGTAAATGCTCTTAGAGCACGTTCGCCTTGTTGGTCCATTGGATTTTGTTCTTCTTCTACCTCAGGTATTTCGTTGTTAATGTAATCGCTAAATTTATCTTTATCAATGCCAGCTTGCTGAATATAGTAAAAAGCATAACTGCGTTTTTCTGCCATCATACTAACAAATACATCTGTGGCTTCGATTTTTTGTCGACCGTTGAACAAAACTTGTGTAAAAGCTCTGTTAAGTACACGCTCTACACTTTGTGTTTTACGTGGTTTAACATTGTCTTCGGTGGTAGTAATTTCTTTTTGTTTATGCTTCAAGAAATGTTCTAAATTCTTTTTTAAGTAATCAGAATCTGCTCCAAAGCCGTTAACACAGTTTACAAATGATTCTTCGCAAAGCATTGCGAATAATAAATGTTCAATGGTTAAATATTCATGTTTTAATTTTTGTGCTACTTGAATAGACTTTTCAAATATTAATTGTAGCTCGTTGCTGGGTTCTACCATTTAATAATTTCCTTTGTTTTTTAAGTGCTAAATCTAATTTAGTTTTGCTTATTTTACTGGTAAAACAAATACCGTTTAAATGATCTAATTCGTGTAAAAAGCATCTAGCATCAATGCCGTCAAATCTTATTATACATTGATTTCCGTTTCTGTCAAAGAATTCGGTAACAACATGACTCGGTCTCTTTAATTTGAAAAAAAGACCAGGAAAACTCAAACATCCTTCTTCGCCTAGTTCTTCTTCAGGATCTGTTACAATGATTTTAGGGTTAAACAAAGCAAAAGGAGTATATACTCCGTCTAATTGTTGAGTTTTCATTACAAATACTCTTGCTTCGATTCCTACTTGGTTCGCAGCTAGTCCGAGTCCATTTTCTCGATCCATAAGAATAATCATTTGTTCTTCTAACTCTATTGGATCTACAATTGGATTTTTAAAGTCAAACTCTGGAAGTATTTTATCTAATACTGGGTTAGGATGAGTTACTAATTTCAGCATAAATTATTTTTAATTTGTTAATTATTTCTTGGTTGGTAATAGCAGGAACTGCTACATTTATTATTATAATTAATGCTCCTGCTCTGCCTGTGTTAATATTTTTAAATCCTCGCCCGCCACTGGCAAATTCAGTGCCGTGTTGTATACCTGGACGAACATTAATTGGTATAGCAGTTCCGTCTAAACAATCAATGTGCTTTGTACAGCCAGTCATCGCTTCTAAAACATTGATTTCTAAGATTTTACAAAGATCATCACCACGTCTGACCCACTCTGTACTTGTTTCTACCATTACTGTAACATTCAAGTCTCCAGGCGGCAATCTAGTATTCGAATCATCTCCTAGCCCTCCATATCTAATAACTTGACCAGATTGTATACCAGGAGGAACATCGATAACCACTGTTTTTGATTTACCTGCTGGAGTAGGATAACGTGCTTCTATTTGTGTACCTAAATAACTTTGTTTAAAGGTAATTGTTATACGTATACTTAAATCTCTATTTTTTCTTCTAGTAGGCTGAGCGAATCCAGGACCAAAATGGAAACCAAACATATCTCCAAAATTTGGAAACCCTTGTCCCGGCATTCCATTAAATGGATTACTAAATCCATTTATTTCTGCGTCGTATTGTGATTTTTTTTGAGCGTCGCTTAGTGTATCGTAAGCTTGAGAAATTTCTTGGAATTTTTTATTATCACCGCCTCGGTCAGGATGATGTGTCATAGCCAATTTTTTGTAGGCTTTTTTTATATCATCCTGACTAGCGTCTTCGTTTACTCCAAGTATATCATAGTATGTCATACTATTAATTATACGCGGAACTCCTAACTAGGTCAATCTATTGGAGGAAAATCTTCATCCAATGGAGGTCTGCTAGGCATTGGCTTATCCATGGTAGGCATACCAGGTGTTGCTACAGGACTAGGTGCTGCCATAGTTGCTCCAGTCATTGCGCCTGCTGCTCCTAATCCAAACGAACCGATTGGACTTGGGGATCTTGTTGGGCTAGGAGTTGGTGCAGGACTAACTGGTGGAGGTTTGTTAGCTGCATCTAGTGCTTTAGCTCTAAGATCTTTATCATCGCCTGCTAACATAATTCCAGATAGAGTACCTGTTAAAAATGTTGCTATAGGGATAATGAGTTCAAAAAACTTTTGATCCATAGGGCTAATTGCATTCATTGGCTGTGTTACGAATATCAATGAATATAATACAACAAATACAATACCTACTAATGTGAGTGCTAGACAAATTCCAATAAAGAATTTCAGTCTAGCCATTAATTCTTGTTCTGTGTAAATTGACATTTCTGTACCTTTGTCGTCGACGTATTTTTCCATTATTTACATCCTTTCTCAACTGGTTTGGCTTGTGTGATTTGACTAGGAGGATTCTCTGAACCTTTAAAGATATGCTCAGGGCAAGTTCCTGTTACTTCACAATAAGGCTTTTGACACTGTTTTTCATTCCAATTTTCTGGATCTTGGCAAGGGTAACGGAAACGATCTCCCCCACAAACTGCTAGTATAATAGGTAATATTAGTAGCAGCCCTAGCCATCTAAACATTTTTCTATCGTGATTCATATCGCTCCTTCACTACTAGTTTAATATGCTAGTATTTATCAATTTTGGTTACTTTAGTTGATCGGCTATGCTCTTTTGTTCTTTATACCATTCTTGCCAAGCTTCGTACTTAATTTTAAGCTCATAGTATTTTGCTGAATTAGCATTGGTAGTTTGAATAATATCGCTTAATTCTATTTTTTTATCTGTAGGTAATTTGTTTAGATCTTCTGCCGGAGTCATTAGACTAGGAGGAGCATCTGGAAACTTCATTACCACAGGAACAGGTGTAGTAGAACAGCCTGCTAGAAACAAACAGTAGAATAAAATAATCATTCTCATTTTCCTTCTCCTGAAGGTTGTAACTGTTCAGGATTTGTCACAGCCTTGTTAAACATCTCAATAGCATCAGGACTAACATCACAGTTAGCATTAATAAGTTTTTCTTTTTCTATTATCTCTGTTTTAATAACTTCTTTAATTACTTCTACAGTCTTAATCTTTGTAATAACTTTTGTTTCTATAACTTTAACTACTTCTGCCTGACGTCCTTCTAATTCTTTAACTTTTGCTTCAACTTCTGCTACTCGTTCTCTCCACATACGTTCTACACCGTAACCGCCCGCGTAGAAAGCACCTACTCCGTATAATATAACGCCAATTAATTCTAAGGGGATCTTATAACTTTTGATAAATGGTATCCAAGCAATTAATTTACTTAGAATATAAAATATGATACCTGTAGCAAGTATAGCATACGTCGCTAGTTCAATCCAACTATCAGGTATTAAACTGTACATAAATTGTAGATACCACATTATACTTTCCCCAGTCTGACAGCAAATCCTTCATTTTCAAATATAAAAGCTCCACCAATTTTAGTAATATTGTAGTTTCCGATGTATTTGGTAAGATAGAGTATTTCGGCCATATCTTTGCTTTCTATCATTATTTTTCCTTCTGCCGAATTATAAATTGATTCTTTCAATCCAAATTCTTTAATTCTCATACGTAAAGGTTCTGTGTATTTTTTTTGGAAAATTAAATCATTATTATCAAGGTGTATGCTTTCTAAATAACTACGCCCAAAGAAATTGCTAAAGTTATTCAGTCTTCCTTCTTTTATAGATAGATCATAATCGTCTTTGTTAGTTGGAATAGTTTCTTTTAAACTGTTTTCGTCAACATCTATACTATTAAAACTTTTATAGTATCTAAATTTAAAATTATCTATTTCGCAAAGTTTTCCTATACCGTCTAATAGTTCCATAATTTGTTGGGGAACATGTCTTGTTCTTTCTATTTCTACAAATACTTTATATTTTCCGTCATTTAGTTCCCCAGGAGTAGCATCAGCATCTAAGATAAACTCGTAGCCTCTTTCGCAGAAGTTTACTAGATCGTCTGCAGGTTCTTTTTGTTCTACAGTAAATGATAAAACTACAATATCTTTGTCTGAGCCCATTTTACTGGCATAACTATCTACTTCAAAAATGTTATCTACTAGCATACGTAGATCGCCTGCTAATAGTTCTTCATTAAGCTGCTGGGACACTTGGTGCTCCTCCTACAGGTGCTGCGCCGGCCATTGGTGGCGCAGCTGGTGCCATTCCAGCCGCTGCCATAGTATCTGCTGTCTGCGCTGGAGCAGCATCTACTTTTTCTGTTCTATTAATACCTAAGTCTTCTCGCATACGATTCATGTAACCATTGAATGTATCTTCAACTAACTTTTTAGGCATCGTAATTTCTACTAACCACACAGGAGTACGATCTAACTTGCCCTTTCTAGTACCTGGTCTAAAATCGTCTGGTCCTTCTATTGTCCTAGGCTGTATGAGATGTGTACGTTCATACTTAATTTTACACCCATAATCTAATAATCTTTTAGCTGCCATAGGATCAGGCATTTTTTCCCGCGGCCACATAAAACTAGCTGTTATCCAGTGCCTATCAATAATAGGGCCTTCTGCTAGTTCACCTTCTATCCAATTCTTGTAAACATACATATCCATTTCATCTAATACACGCTCGAAGTCTTTTAAGGCTCCTAAGCTACTGTTATTACTATAAATGGATTCTACATTTTGAATGATTTCTATAATATCTCTCATTTTAATTTCCAGAAAATGCTATACTTATTTATCGGGTTTGAAATCATATACTATTAGTTTAAATTATTGAAACAGAATTAAATAAGTTTGTAGGACCTCTGTAGTAACTGGGCGGTCGCTACAAGTCCTGCTTTTTCATAAGTGGGAGAACTTAATGAGTAAAAGAGTGAAAAAACGCTTTACTTCAGATGTAAATGTAATTGATTTTCAACCATACCTTCCTAATAAGAAGCTGCGTTTGCTGCTTCATCCTCGAAACAAGCATCAAGAATTATACCTAAACAAGCTAAGTGATGATACTAAAAACATAGTTTTTGCTATCGGCCCAGCAGGTACGGGTAAAACTTTATTAGCTGTGCAGATGGGTATCAAACAGTATCAGGAAGGAAAAGTTGATAAGATTATTATTACTAGACCCGCCGTTAGTGTGGACGAGGACCTAGGATTTTTGCCAGGAGATCTTAATGAAAAAATGGCCCCTTGGACTCGACCAATTTTTGATGTATTAGGAGAATATTATAGTCAAAAAGATATAGAAAACATGCTCTACGAAAAAGTAGTAGAGATTAGCCCACTGGCTTATATGCGTGGCCGCACCTTTAAAAACGCATACGTTATTGCTGATGAAATGCAAAACGCTACTCAGAACCAAATGAAGATGCTGCTTACTAGATTAGGTGAAGGGAGTAAAATGGTAGTCACAGGAGATCTAGCTCAAGCAGACAGATTAAAAGACAACGGTCTTATTAATTTTATAGAAAGGATTGAACAACACAAAAAATTAGAACATATAGACGTTGTAAGATTCGATAATTCAGATATAGAACGTCACGAAGCTGTTAAAGAAATCTTGAAGATATACGGCGATTAAAAATAGGGGAGTTACTCCCCTATTTTTTCTACTGGTATTCTTGACTGTAGTAAGAAATCAATTCCTGAGCTATCGCGGTAGTCTTGAGAATAAAACACACGACTAATGCCAGATTGATAAATGAGTTTGGCGCATTCAAGACAAGGGCTGTGTGTGATAAAAATATCAGCATCGGAACCACTGTTATGACTACGAGCCAGTTTACTAATTGCGTTTGATTCTGCATGTAGTACCTCCGGTTTAGTTTTTAAATTATAAAGTTTACCCTCGTCATCCTTGTATTGCCATTCGTTCGCGTCAACAGTCCATTCATTAGCATATACACGATGTTCACAGTTATTATCCCATCCAGCTGGCATCCCATTATATCCATAGCTAATAACTGTATCATCTTTGACGATTACTGCTCCTACTTGTAATCTTCGAGCATGGCTAAGTTGAGATAATCGTTTAGCCCAGTCCATGTATAAATCAATAAATTTTTGTTTCATGGTACAGGATTACCTTCGTCGTCGACTTCTAACCAAGTATAGTCACCTAGCCATTTAACTCTGCCAATGTAATCATAATGTGCCGGAACCCCAGTAGTCCAGTCATTTGGACCTTGATGACAAAGTCTAGTCTTGTTTATTTTATGATCAAAAGCTAACCAATAAATTTGATTATGATAAACTTGAAACTGATATTCAGCTGCATGAACAGCATCTGTGATTTCAATTCTACGTTTAATTTGATCAGCTTGTCTCTGCATTACACGTACTACTTCCATAATGCGTTCGTATTCCTGTTGTGCATGTAGTCGGGCTACATTGAGCATTATGTCTTTTTGTTTAGTAACAGGTACTAGATCAAACTTAGGTGCTCCTATTTCCATAGGATATGTAAGACTATTTCGTCTTTCAGGATCCCTTGGGTCTAATTCCATCAGAGCCTTGCTAGTCCGATAAGAGTAGCAGATAAATTAATCTCTGGATCGATAACTAGCGCATGATCTACTAATCCTTTTTTAATAATCAAAATAGCCTGATCTTGTACAGCGTCGTCTCCAAAAATACTTACATTATCGTAGAGCCAACGATATACACCTTCTATTTCTTCAGGACGAGCTTGACTACAAATTAATTTACGTGCCTCACTTATTTTTTTAGCTTTGAATAAACTAACCATTTCTAACTTCCAGTCAGGCTGTCCGCTGTCTGCTCTGTCAGGAGCATGTAAATGCCCGTCTCTACTATTCATTTGTACAGTATTAATACATTTTCGTAAATCTGGATAAGTTGCTTTTACGAACGTATCAAGCGTGTCCAAGTCGAAATCAATAGTCTCATCAACAAGAATAGTAGCAACACGAGCGGTAAACTCAGTAATATCCGTTCGCTCAATGTGAAATCCCTGACATCGTGAATGTATAGCAGGGATAATGCGATTAGGGTAGTTACAGGTGAGGATGAAACGAGCAGTTGTATGATACTCTTCCATGACCCCACGTAACGCTGCCTGAGCGTTTGGACTAAGATAATCAGCTTCATCTAATAATACCACCTTAAAATTTCCAAAAGGAATCATTTGAACAAAATTTACAATTTTGTCTCTTACATCTTCAACGCTATTTGTACGACTAGCATTGATTTCTAATATATCCAGATCATTAATATCTAATTCATTAAATAAAATTTTAGCTAACGTTGTTTTACCAATACCAGCATTGCCACTGAACAGCAGATGCGGGATACTTTCTTCTTTGATCCAGTTTTGGATTTGTTCTTTTTGTCGCTGGTCTCTAAAAACATAGCCGTCAATAGTTTTAGGACGATACTTTTCTACCCATAGTTCTTTCATACAATTTTTCCTAATCCTTGCCAAATTAATTGATCAAGTTCTGTTTGATAATCTTTTCCTAATCTGCGCTTTACATAGATTGCTTGTAGAATCTCTTTACCGTCACCGTATTCAGATCCTACGGATCCACGTCTTTCTAGTTCTTCAATCAAATCCTCAGTGTCAAAGTCTGATAAGTCGATATCTACATCAACTTCAGTTGAAATTGTTTTATATACCATTATATAACCTCTTTAGTTAATTCGTGTAATCGATCAGCGCAATCACGAATATCTTCGCTAAGTTTTCCCTTACCGATTGTATTTTCAATTTCTCTAGCAATATTGTGTAATTGTATAACAAGTTCTGAATAATCGTTCATTTGTTACTCCTTTGTAAGAGTATAACAAAAATAAAAGGGTCTGTCAAGACCCTTTGATTATACATAAGAAGTTAAATTGGGAGGTTTCCATCCGTCGGGTTTAAGAACCTTACCATCTTCACGTTTACGGACCTTACCAGTTATAGGATCAATTTTAGCAAAGTTAGTACGCATAACTTCGTTCCATGCTCCTTCTGCATCGGCACCCATACTATGTATAGCACCAATTGTAACAACTAAAATATCAATTAGCGCATCTAATGTCTCTATACGGTCATCATTGTTGCACGCTTGAGCAAGCTCCTCACACTCTTCTTCAATCAAATTTCGATATAACATAAATTGCGCCATGTTATAATTATCAACTGACTGATCACAGGCAGTCATAAATTTCTCTTGATCTTTAAATGGATTAGTCATTTTGGTAAGTATACGCCTTCAGGTTTATAATCTGAAACAATAAGAATATCATTGTTATCTACTCTTCGAATAGTTATTTCTTCTCCTGAGTCTTCTACTTTGATACCCCTAGTCCATCGACCATGAGCTACACAAATCCAATCTCCAACTTTAACATCTTGTTGTTCCGGACCTACTGCCCACACTCTGCCCCAGCGAGCTTTGATACCTTCTGTTTTACCATTCAAACTTTGAATAATGATACCTGTAGTAGTTCTTTCCTCTCCAAACTCCATGTCTGCGACTAGGACGTTATCTCTGATAGGATTTATATTTCCTTTTATAACGCTCATTCTTACTCCTTAATTATTCTTTTTAGTTACTACTTCCGATGCGTCTGTGTGATATTCGGTCATAATATCTTCACGTTTCCTAATAATTTTACCTCCAGGCCCAATCTCGTCTCCGCGGGCATTAACTCTAGCATTTCCTACAGCCAATGTCATCTCATTTCTCATACGCAGCTGATCTAGATCGATTTCTCTACCTTGCATTGTTCTGTAAACTTTTCTATGTGAATCTTTTGCAGCCATAATGTATCTCCTATAATAATACTACTTATCTCATAAATTCTTTGAAATCTAAATTATATTTTAGACTATCTATTTTATGAACACCTAACATATAAAGAACATAACTGGATACGCTCGACCCTCTGCCTACACCCCAAACTATATTATTTTGACGCATAGTATCTACTAGATATTTTAGCCACCTTAGCAGATCTAACATATTACGTTTTTTGTATTCTTCTAGTTCTTCTAATACACGTTCTTGTTCAAATAAGTCCTTACATTTTTGCCAAAGATATTCTTCTATATCCAAATTTTTATAATCTTCGGGCATGTTCCAGGTTGACTGATTCAAGTTGTCATATTCTTTTAAGGTTAAGTTTCCGTCTAACTTATGTAAGAAAGATATACCAGAATGCTCTGTAAATTTTTCTATACCTTCGGTGATGATGGCTGATTCGAACTTATCAAGATCGTTGCCTTGATATATAAGTTCAAATAAATCAGATTCTTCGAATATAGGGTTTCGGTATTTGTCAGACTTCATTCTGACATATTACTTGACTTTAATTAACTTGTCAAGATCTTTGTCTCTATTTTGATATTGTTGCTGCCAAAGTTTAGCACGTCTAGTTCTAATTTCTTCTTGATATAGATCTATGAACATGCTAATTTGTCTTTGAACATTTGGATTATGAGTTTGATAAAATTTCTTACTTAGCTCATGAATTTTTTCTTCTATTTCCGAGTCTTTTAGTTGACTAAAATCTTCTGCTAATGGATGCATTATACAAACTGTCCTAGATATTTTAAGTATACAATATTTCTATTGCTTAATTTAGTAGCTTCGATAATAAAATCACCGTTAATATTTGTGCCTGTATTAAACGGAGCAGGAAAACTGCCGTCTTTTCTAACAGACCCGCCACCGCTAGTGGCAAATACTAAAGGGTAACTCGAACCATTACTGGTTAAAATAAGTCTTATTCTGCGTTCGACAATTTCGTCTCCAGATGGCCAATTCCCAAAAGTGATAGTTAGCCCTGCTCCAATTGTTGCTGTAAAAACATCTGCGTCTCTGGTATCAATATTTGTAGCTGATGTCAGTGTGCCTAATGAAGTAACAAAATGATTCAAACGTCGTTGGATACCGTTTTCTAATTTTTTAATTCCTCCGAAGTCATTATCTTCATTTAGTTTAGCTGTATTATTTTGTAGATCTGTTATTTCGCTGTAGGCTTGGGCTAATCCTTCTTTGATATAAAGAAAGTTATCTCTAAATCCTTGGCTGTTATTATCTTGCCCTGCTACGGGGTAGTTTTCATCGATTCCTGAATATGCTATAGAGCTTGTCATGATATGGTAGTCCTGTCGTTTCTAAATACGATATATTTATCATTACTATAACCCGTCACTTGATCTATGATATAACGGTCTATAGTATAATCGATTTGTTTGAAATTGAAATTATTGTACTTTATGTTTAATAAAATATCGTCAGCCCTGCCCACTTTACAGAAACACAAAGGTATTGCTTTTACATAGCCTAGTTCTTGAACTGATCCTTCTTGTATGCTTCGCATCCATAATGGTAGAAAGTTTCTATCTTTTATACCTAAAGCTTTGATTCTATTTCTCCAAAGAGCTAAACTACTAGGAAATCTAGCACCCGTGTATGGGTCTCCTGCAAACATGTCGCTTCTGTCAGCAGTGACATGAAATGGATCTGGTGGATGCCAATCTGCTAAATTAATATCGAAGGGGCCTTTTCTATATTGATTATTTTGATCTACAGTAACAGGTACTTGACTGTAACTTGTAGAAATAACGTTAGGTAAATATTTTTTACCCTTTTCTAGAGGATCTAAAACTTCTAAATAAACTACTTCATATAAAGCATTAAATGTTGCCGGCTCGTATGCTATAGCTTTTTTTATTTCTCCAAATTTAAATCTTTTTATTTTGTGATTTCTTCCAGCCATTCCTACAACTGCTGCTGCCGATTTAGTTTCGATTCCAGCATATACCAACATTTTTAATTCTGTTTGTATTCCAAAATTAGGATCTTCTGGACGGTATATTGCTGTTATATCAAATACTTGAGGATCATTAATAAAATCTTTAAATATCTGCCTTTGATTTAATTTTAAAAATGGTTTTACAAAAATATTGCTAAACTTTCTATCATTAGGAGTATCTACCTCTAATGTAAATATTCTAGAGATAGCACTAAAACCTAAAATGTCTCTGGCCTCAACAGTGAATACATAAGATTTGTCTACAGTAGTCGAGTCGCCGTCTAATGTTGTATATATTTTAGATCCAACTTGCGGTGGATCATCGTAAAATCTTGTTAAGCCATCTTTACCAGGTTCAGCAAATTGATTAACTTTTCCAATTAGTTCACCATTTAAATTTAAAGTAATGCCTGGTGGTAATTTTCCTGAAGTTATTCTATACAACATTGTAGTATCTGGAATCGTAGTTACTGCTTGTAGATACATCATACTAATATATTCGGCGCTGATTGAACCAAGGGTACTAGGAGTAATCCAATTAATTGTGCTGTCTATTTCTCCTATAATGTCTACAGTAAATGTTCTTATACTGCTAGCCGATTCTGCTTTTTCTGTATATCTAGTTGCTTTAATTGAAAACATATAAGTCAGAGTAATAGCGGGCTGGTAAGGAATAATCCCAAAGACTTCTCCTGTGCTTTGATCAAATTGCATTCCTGGAGGTAACATACTTAATGACCCAAAGTATACTAAAGTATTATCCGATAAAAATACGGGCAATCCTCCATCGCCTACTGTGATAACCCAGTGGTTGTTTACAGTATCTTTAAAAACATCGGTAATGGTTTTAATCTGTGTACTAGCACCTGCGACATGATCTGAAAATTTTATTTTCTGACCTGCTGCTGGAATTCCTTGAACATTTTTTAATCTAAGTAAATTTTTATTTTTTCTATTAACATCCGGATCTATTATTTCTTCCCCATTGACTAATTTACGCATTGTTGTAAGCCCAGACACATCAGGATTAACAGATTCTAAATTATAATCGATAGGGCCAACAGCCAAGCCTTCATATGTATCTAAGATAAAAGTTTTATAATTATTTGCTCTAACTATGCCTAGATAATTAGGAGTTACCCATACTGGCGCTCTAGCATAAGTAATATCTGCTGTAAAAGTGCCATTTCCTGTCCTAGTTACATTGTTATCTGCTCTAAAGAAATCATCTCCTACTACATAAATTCTAAATTTTCTTTGAGCAAAATTTTCTCCATCTGTAACTATAACAATAAATTCAAAATTTCTATTAAGTTTTTTTGGAGCATTTGATGGAACACTATAATCAAAAGTAGTTACATCAAATATAAAACTATCGTAACCATTGCTAGGTCTAACGCCGTAGTCGTAGGCTACTCTGTCATATCTTTGCTGATCAAAATTTCCATTACCTTCAGTTATTGGCGGAGCTAAAGTAGGTTGGACCCACCCTACGATTCTTCCTGATTCTGTTAATATTAACCCAGGAGGAAGATCTCCTCCTCCTGACGGTATAAAGAATTTAAGTTCTTGCCCGGCGGCTATGTCAAAATCTACAACCTCTAATTGAAAATCAATATATGAACTATCTAAAATATAGTATGCGTCATTAGGACCAACAGGCAGTGGTCCTGATGCTGTTTGCCATGCTGGAGCATCTGTTCCGTTAACTGTGATTTTAAAAGTCCTGTCTGAAATATCACCATTATAACTAGCTCTTATAACAAATTTAAATTCAGTAGGTCTTGGTACTTCGTAAGCAGATCCTACGATCTTGTCATTCACAATTCGTAGTCCTGGAGGTAATTTACCAGTTATAATTTCAAAGTTTAAGTTTGTGCTATCTTCGAATGAATTTTGATAGGAGACAGGAAGAGCTATATCGACTGCTGTACGCTCCTCGATTGTTCCAAAGTTATAGCCCGATTTTTGAGTCCAAATATTCAGCATTTTTATTCCTGCGATACTATATTTATAGGACCAACAGAAGTAAAAATTAACCTGTTCTGAACGTTACAGGACCGTTAAATTTTAATCCGGAAATTCTATGAGTAACACTAGCGGTAGAGAATGGCCAATATAAATAGTTCTGATTTCCGCCCCAAATAGATTCCTGATTTGTATAATCATTATCTAACCCTGTGCTGTATATTCTGTCTTGTCCTGGAACTGTAGTACTAGATAACCAAGATTTTACCTGAGCCGGAGTAGCAGCGGGATTCTGTTGTAAATATAAAGATAATACACCTGCTACTTGAGGACTAGCCATGCTAGTTCCGCTTATGTTGACTTGCTTAAATGAAGCATTTTCATTATAAGCTACTCCAGTGTATGCGTTGGTCTGACTAGTGGAGCTCATAATAAAACTACCCGGAGCACTAACAGTTACTCCAGGTCCGTGATTACTAAAAGTAGACTTTACTTCTTCGGGGTATGCTGTAGTTTCTTTGATACTTCCTACTACTATGGCATTGTCACTGTAAGGACTAGATCCTCTGTGATAGTAGATGTTTCCAGATACAGAGCTAGTCCAATAATTATTGTAATCTGAGCCAGCAGAAACATCAATTTTTTCAAAATTGTTGCCAGCAGCTATAACAACTATGACACCAGCAGCTAATAATTCATTGATATCACTATCAACACTGCTTACTCTTACATTACCACGTCTTGTTGCGCCTGATAGTCTCCCAATCATACCATAGGCATTTTGTATAGTAGAGCCCGCCCATGGTGTTCCTCTGTAGTTCCCGCCAGTTATGTTAGTGTATGAAGTACTGTATCCCCAGCTCATATTAACCACTGTTGGTCTTTTTACACCTAAAATTGGATCAATAGGTTTATTGATATGCCATTGTTTGATCACATCAAAACAATCTGCGATTACGATACCTGATCCTAATCCTGTACCAGGATCGATATCACCTGCTCCTTCTAATCCTCTAACTTTAAGACTATATATTCTAGAATTTTTACCCCACCCAAATGTTTTTCCAGCTGCTATTCCAGCTACATGAGTACCATGCCCGTCAAAATCTCTATAATGATTAGCACTTTGTGTTCCAGGAAGTCCGCTCTCTGTATACCAATTTATTTGTTGTACTCTAGGATTTCCTAAGGAATCGTCAAATTCTGGATGTGTAACTTCTAAACCGCTATCTTGAATAACAATGTCTACACCAGTACCGTCGTACAAATAAGAATAATCTCCTGGAGCAGATAGCCCGCCTCCGTAAGGGTCGCTGTAACTTATACATCGTCTCAGACCCCAATTTTTAAAATTGCCTGTGCTGGTATAAGTTTTAGTAAAATTTCCTGTTTGTATGTTTGTTAAACCAATTTCAATATCAGTTCTTTGGTCAGGTGGTATTTCTACACTATACACACGAGTGTCGTTTCGTAAGATATCTGCTTCTTGATCAGTTAAAGCATAATGACAGCTACGAGTACTGCCTGGTCTATTGTTTACAATATCTACTGAATGATCTGGAATAAATGGATGCTGATTAGTTGTACTTTCCATTTCATGCCAAAACTGAGCATAATCAATGCCCTCTTTAAGAGATACAATATATTCTCTTCTTTGCATAATAATCCTAATTAAGGCTCAACAGCAATTTGTCTCCAGCCGCCGCCGAGATAAACTACCATCTGTTCTTTACCTGCAGACCCTAATGGATTCCATCCAGTGCCGTCTGCTACAGCTACCATACCAGAAATAGGACTTCCTGGAGCAGCCGTTAATACAGGCAATTTAAAAACACCTGATGTATCGAACTCAAATTCTTTAGTAGCTACTTTAATCTTAAAATCAGATGGTGTTATAATTTCTGCTGAACCAAGAGAACTACTTACAAACTCACTAGCATAGATTTTGTTAGTTACAGTTAGATCGTTTTCTACTGTAACATCTGAATTAAACACTACAGCAGGTGTAAAGGTTATAGCAGAACTGTCGCTGGTATCTAATGTAGAAACATTAATTGTTCCTACATTCAGTATTCCTGAAACATTTACAGCGTCTAGTAAATTAATAGTACCTGTTCCGTTAGCTCTAAGATCTAAATTGGCATTACTATTAATAGTTTGAATCAAGTTGCCTGCGATCTGAACAGTATCACTTACAACAATTTTACTTGGAATACTAACAGTTTGATATTCATCAATTTCTAAACCAGTGTAGAGAGTATACCCTGATCCTGGACTAGCAGTTTGAAAGAATAATTTACCTGCGATGCTAGGTGCTCCAGGAATTGCGCCTGGAGTTTCAGCCGCCTCGGCAAAAATAGCTACTGAAGCCGGAGTAGGATATCCATTAAGTCCAATAGCGTTTACACCGTCTAAGCCACTGAAAACAATACTGCCAAGAGTATCGCCTGCCAGTACCTTAGTTGTAGCATTAAATGTGCCTCTACCTTTAACTAAAGAAATTGCATTAGCGTCAGCATCATTGTGAATTTGAACAAATTCTACAGAGTTAAAGTTATTGTTTAATCCAAATCCTTGATTGTCTAAAATACGTAGTTTTGCTCCGTATTCTACTGGACCTATACCGTTATTAAATTCAAGAGTACCGCCTAGGTTAATAAAAGGGTCTTCTCCTGTTGGAAAGATGCCGATACCTCTTGTGGTAGTTTCTCTAATAGTACCGCCAGATGTGTAAGCAGTAGAATTTGAACTCTGAATTATAACAGTGTTAATAGTGGATGCGTCGCCTTCGTTACCTGGTCGTGTTTCGTATACTGCGTTCCAACTGCTACCAAGTCCTGTGACACCTTCTATTTTTAGGTATCTTTGATTATAATATGGAGGGTGCGGATGAGCAGGACCAAATGTAACTGTAGCTCTTCCAGCTATTGGTGTGTTAGGCTGTATATTTGTGATATTAAAAGGATCTGTAATAAGTACAGAAGCAATTGTTGTGGCTGCTACAACGTTTGTTTCTAGTGTTCCATACTCCGTCATATATCTAAGATCAGGACCGGATGTTGATAGTGAACTACTGTTAACTGCGCTATAATAAGGAATAGCAAATACAGCTCCAGAATTTATGTTTACAGGACTTGTAATTGTTAATCGGGCAGGAGCTAGAGTATCATCTACAGCAATAGTGATTCCGTTGTCTCCTAAAAACTGTAGTGTTTCGTCGTTTCTGATTCTTGTTTGTGTAGAGTCTGCTCCAGTTACGAACCAACCAACATCTTCTAAATTAGCGTCACCGCCTCCGCCCGCGACACCTGATCCATCGATGTTAACTACAGTGGTTCCTGCAATATCATTAACATTTACTAGTATTCCATTTTGACCTATAAACTGAATTGTTTCTGAATTATTAACTGTTTTTAATGTGGAATCTGTTCCTGTAACATTAAAAGAGAAATTACCTCCCGAAACTGGACCACTAGGAGTTGTTGGAAAATTAACTGTGGCAGTAATTTTTCCGGTTACGTCGTTGTATGTAAAAGTAATTCCATTGTGTGGATTAGTAATATTTGATACAAATTTAATAGATCCGTTAGTGAAAGCATCTACACTACTCACAGATATTGAATTATTAGCACTAATTACTGCAGTGATAACACAGGTATTATCTAATCCAAAATTACCTACTCCTGAAACTTTTGTTAATGTTTGACCAACTTGTAAGCCTGTTATAGAATCTAAAATTGTTATACTAGCAGTGTAAGGTCCAGAGCCAGCAGCGTTTGCAATTACACCATTAAACGCATTAGGGTTTGCTGATAGAAGACCGGCTGTTAAATCTTGAAGATATTCATCATCTAAATAACTTTCGGCATCTGCTGGTATACCGCCTTGGGTAACACCATCACCTATCCATAATTTTTTTGTATCTGTGGTCCAAATAGGTTCACCAATCGCTGGTGTATACGCTGCTCTTTCCGCATTTGTTCCACGTCTTATTTTAAAAGCCATTACTTTCTCCTAAACCTTTACAGTCCACCTAGATCTATCGTTACAGGACTGGGCAGAGCTATTGTGCCCATGTCTACGTCTATTGTCATTAAAAAATACTGAATTGGTGTTGCGGCTATACCACCTGGTTCGCTTAATTCGCCGGACCCTAATGTACCAAAGTCCCAATCTACATCTGTACCAGTAGAGGACCACAATAAATTTCCATTGCCAGATGTAGTCAATACTTGTCCTGTAGATCCGCCAAATATTTTTACTCTACCTACAGGTCCTAAATTACTTTCACCGTTGACAGTTAAATTATTACCTACTTGTATATTTCCACCTGAAACTGTTATGTTACCAGTGATAGAAATGTTACCATTGCCTTCTATTGTTTTAGAATTTAAATTTAGATTTTGTGTAAGTGTAGTAAACTGACTGCTAATTGTTATTTCATTAGCGTTGGCAGTTAAAGTTACATTGGAACCTGCTACTAGACTTTTAAAAGTTAAATTATCGCCTAGAATAGGACTGCCTTGTTTTCCAGCAAATAAACCTTGCCCAGCGCCTAAGTTTATAGCATTACTTACACTAAGATTATCAATTTCAGTGAAATTGGAATTGACTTTTTCAAATGCCACACGTAGATCGTCGCCGGTACCGTCGTTAGCATAAGTTCCTAAATTTACAATTTGAATGGCCATAGTTTGTAGTCTTTTTATTATTTATCTGGTTTTGATTTTTGCTAATCTTAGGCTTTGTAAAATACGTATATAAAACCATCCGATGTCAAATTCCCATGGTTTTCGACTAAACTTAGGACTAGCTGGGTCTAAGTGATGATTATTGTGTAGTTCTTCGCCGCCGATTAGTACTCCGACAGGTGTAATATTGCGACTACAATCTTTAGTTTCACCATTTTTATACCCCCACCAATGCCCGACTCCATTTATAACTCCTGCAGCCCAGAATGGAATCCATATCATTTGTACACCCCACACCAGGAATCCCCAAGGCCCAAATAACACAAGATCTATGATCAACATTAGAAGAATACCGAGGCGGCTATGGGGTGTATAAATGACACGTTCAACCCAATCATCCGGAGTACCAGTACCGTACTGCTGTACCATTGCAGTATCTTTACTAGCACTGTGATATAATCCGGCACCTTTAAACATTACTTGCCAAATTCCATATATGTGTGGGGTATGCGGATCTCCTTCAACGTCACTGAATCTGTGATGTTTGCGATGTACTGCTACCCATTGCTTAGTAATCATTCCAGTTGTAAGCCACAGCCAAAATCTCATTGAATGACTAACCGCAGGGTGAAACTCTACCCCTCGATGTGCTTGACAGCGATGTAGATACAGGGTAACTGACACAATAGTTAAATGTGTCATTAGTAGAGTTGCTAAGATAATTTCCATTGTTTATATTTTTCCGTTATTGTTTAGGTTGGACTATTGGTTCCATATAGCGGTATCCACAACCCGTCGAAACCGGAGTAGATAAACTCTGCTATAACGCCACCTGAAATATCTCTGCCAACCGGGCCAGGATTTACTGTAAGGGTAGCAAGACTATAACCGTTGAAAATAACCAACCGCTGTCCTGGAACACCATTTGGCAGCGTAACTGAAGTAGGAGTAAGATCTGAATAGCCTATTGCCGGTGTAACAAACAATAGATTAAAATCCACTGCTGTTGGGGCATAGTCAGTATTACCATAGTCAATTATAAATGTCTGTTCGCCTTGTACCAACGCTGTGGTCTGAACTGTGGCATCTGGGAATGTTAATGTACCATCGGTGCCAAACTGCCAAGCGTGAACGTAAGTATTAGGATAAGTGTATACACCTGTGGGCGGAACACTGCCTAGTGGAGGATTTGTGTCCCACTGTGCCAATGGTTCATTCAATGAGCCTGTGTTGACATAAATTGCTTGATCAAATCCTGGATTCAATATTTCCCATCTACTATTAATAAACTCAATGTAAGGGTCAGTAGCAGGGTTATACTCGGCCGGATACCAAATTGAATTAGCACCATCTTTAGTGTAGGTTAAATTCACTGCTGTAAAATCAGCACCACTGATCACTATGGTCGCTGGTGGATCTGATATTGGTACTTCAGTCTCTATAGATATGTTGTTGGATATAGGTGCTTTGATTTTATCGTTGGGGAATGTTAGTTCGCCATCTGGGCCAAAACGCCAAGTGTGAGCCGTGCCTGTTGCGTTAGTTGTAACAGAAAATCCTGGAGGTGCTCCGTTGTTGTCAATGGTGATCCGAGTATCGTCACCGCCAATTATAACGGTTTGACCGCCAGTACCAGAACCATCGATGGTCATGGTATTTGGTAATGTTATTACACCATCTGTACCAAAGTTCCAAACATTATAACTTACATCGGTAGTGGTTATTTCAATACCACCATTAACTGTTGTTCGTACATTGTGATCATCAGTGCCCAAGAAGATACTGGTTTCAGCCAAGTTGCCTGTGGTCAAGTGTAGGTGATGCTCACTATCAAAAGTAGGTGCGTCGGGGTTAATCAATCCCGTTTCGACACCTACGTTCGCAGGGTCATAGTTATTGTCTTCGGGTGATACACGCACAGTAAACTCATTGTCATCACTGTCTAGGTCAAAACTAAAACTACCATTGCCAAACTCATTAAGAGCCACTGTGCCTGATCCTGGATCTGATATGTTAGCACCTTCTGGATAGATCCACCAGTAGAGCGTTTGATCAGCATAAGTGTTTGAAGATATGTAAAAAGTAAGAGTATCACCAACTATAGCAGTGTTAGTATTGTAATTTATGTTTATACCATTATCGGTATAATTGTAGGCTCCGCCGCCCTTGATCACCAACTTCTGACTGGCCACATCTGGGCTTGCTGGAGTAAGTTGGATTGTAGGATTGCTGGTAACGTAGCCTTCTGTGATAGTACCACCTGCTGGTAATGTTAGTGTGCCAGTATTGCCCAGGCTGACTGAATACGCACCGTTGACTAAACTGGCGTTGCCACCAGGTGCTGTGTATACGGTACCTACGAGGAAGTTGCCGACTTCTGTTTCAAGAGTAACTGAGTCAGCACTGACAGTTAAAGCATTGTCTGAGTCAGCCAATCCAGCGTTGACCACTGTGATGTCACTGGCCGTGGCGTTGAGTGTGCCGCTGAGATTTGCGGCTGTAAATTCCCAAGGACCCACTGCGAACACGTCGCCCGTGTCTGGAACTTGTAGCACCGCGGCATATGGTTGCTGACCCAACGCAAGATTGCCAAACCCGCCGGCCAGTGCCACATAACCCTGTCTGACTGCTAGGTTACTGCCGCCACCTTCTGGACCAAAAAAGGTACCAGCAAATGTCCAACTATCAGTGTTTTCAATAAATCGTTGCCATTCCACTAGACCATCAAGACTGTATTTGGCCACAACCCAAGTAAACGTCTCCGCAACAGCATCGCCATTAACGCCAGATATATAAAGTTTGTCATCAGGACCAACTACTATACTAGTAGCGGTAGAGATACAGTTTCCTGTTACACGACGACTCCACTGTTTAACCCCACTGCTGTTGAGTTTAACTATGGCCATACCAGTGTCACCGCCATCAATACTAAATTGTCCGCAAATGTAGACATTGCCATTGCTGTCAATATCAGCATCAGCACCTGTACAGTTATAGTCTGCGTCAAACTGTATGGCCTTTTGCCATGCTATTGTGCCTGTGCTGTCATACTTGACCACTACCATACGATCGGCTGTGTCATTAGCGGCCAATGTGGCAACTTTGACAATCATATCATCAACACCAGAGACACCACCTAGTTGGGCACCGTCTACAGTTATGAGAGTAGCGTCTAGCAGTCTTCCACCAGTTAGATCAACCAGGTTGGTAAATGTAGGAACACCAGCAACAAATTCAAAATCTGCTGTTAGTCCATCAACACTTATAGAATTTAAAGTAGAAGTCCAGTTAGTATTGCTCACTGGATCAACTGACAATGTTGCTGCCGCGTCCTGTACTCCAAATGTATCCATATAACCAACAGCCACTACCTCACCTGTAGGACCCACTGCCATACCATAGGCTTGTTCGTTTGATTGTCCGTCTAATTTTCTTGTCCATGTAACATTACCGTTGGTTTTATCAATCTTAGTAATAGTTAGATAACCGTCGCCATTGATGTCGATGTCAGCATAGCCAACCATGACAGGATTGCCATCACTGTCTACATCAACTACAGCACTTGAACTTTCAAAACCAAAGTCATAAATTTTGCTCCACGCTACGCTACCGTTGCCGCTGTCAATTTTAGTCAATGTGGATACACCGTAGGTGTACTCAGGAGAACCACTATTTTGTCCTGCTATGTAAATCCAACCATCCACGTTGTCTACAGCCAATCCCCAACCGTCTGTGTTAAGGCCGTCAGCAAATCTTGCTGTCCATATTTTAGTACCATCGGCGGTATACTTGCCTACTGAGTAGTATCTACTGTCAGGTTGCTCACCATTGGGTTGATAATGACTGAACAGGGCAATGACATTACCGTTGTCGTCATATTCCACGCTGGTTGCCATTTGTGGAAAATCTTCTGTAGGAGCATCTGACACAAATGTCTGTACCCAAATATTATTGTCGGCCACACCACCTAGTACTGAATTGCCTTCGCTGTCTACAATGTCACCACTTGTAGGCAAGTGTAGTACACCGTTGGCATCAAACTTCCACTCTTTTTGTCCGCCCACTTCTTTTTCTGTAATGATCTTGAGGAAGCCTTCTGTGGGGTCTCCATCGGTTGCGTCATTGCCCACATCCAATGTTACTAATTCTGTTGGGTCATTGCCTGAAGAATGACGACCTTCTGCGTTCCAGAATCTTAATGCTGATGTACTATTACCATCAAATTCGCTAATGCCAGTAAATCTTAGGCTTTTGCCACCTGTGATATAAACATCACCATTGTTGAACAGACCCGCAATACCCGCATTGAGATTGTCTAAAACAATACCAGCACTGCTGTTGAATATCGCTGTGCTTGGCAATACAGTTTTACCTGTGCTGTCAAATGTCCAAGACTTGCCTCCTCGGTTAAATGTAACTGTTTGCGGCCCTCCACCGAATCCTGTGACTATATTTTGATCAACATGGATTTGCCATTGGCCGGCATCTTGTTGAATATCTGTAATAGTAGCAGTTACAGGAGTTCCCCAAGCTGTGGTTACGGTTTCACCTATCTGAACAGTATCACCTAAAGTAGGATATGTACTGGTAATAATAAATATTCGCCAAACGCCGCCGGGTGGCACAAGTTCATCTACTGTTTGTACATTGACATTTTCTATTGGTATATTACCAAGGGTGGTGGTTCTAATCACTACATCGTCTGTGGTGTCACTGACACGAACAAATGTCTGTTCGCCACCAATGTACAAATCAGCAGTTGATGCATCCTGTGTACCACCAGCACGTATACGAATTCCGCCTGTAGGATCAATAATGAGATATTGATCGTTGCCAGTATAATCGCTTAGACTGGCAT